TTCAGTGGACACGATGACCTAAAGACGGATGAGAACTGGCCTATCATGGCATACCGTGCGTTCTACAAGGTAGACAAGATTGCCTTTGCACGGTATAATAAAGGAAGGAGTATGCCAGAATGGATGCAATAGTATTTATATTTGTAGTGTTACCACTACTAGCTTTACTATAAAGGAGATATGATATGGCGAAAAAACTAGAGAACATGACACAAGATGAACGCATTGCCCATTGGGAAAAGGTGCGTGAAAAAGATAAACAACTACGGCAAAATGCTGTGAATGGGTTGCAGCCTATGCAACAAGCGGCTTTGTATAGTATAGACAGCAAGTTAGACACCTTCCTTGAGACAGCACTTTACCCAGACATGGGTGGCATACGTGCTGTGTCAGCGTATGACTTACAAGAGTTGAGTGACGCATGGGAAACTTTACGACATCAATTTAACCTGAGAGGAGAATAGATATGCCATTTGATTTCCCTATTGATACATGGTTGCCAGAGAACCTTAACTTTGAGCCAGTGTTTGAACCTACTAAAGTCAAGGACAAGAAGTATGTCATCAATGGCAACACTGGTGATTACATTGGTGTGGTAGGTGACACGTTCAACTGTGCCAGCCACGCTGACTTCTTCAGTGGTGTGCATGACACCATCACAGAGAACCTTGGCGAAGCTGAGTGTGATGGCATGAACATGAAGTTCAAGGTAGCACGACAGAATGCGTGGGCTATGCTTGACATGACACTGCCCAATGTGACTGCTCGCATTGAGACAGACAAGCACAGCACTACCATTGCACAGCGCATCATTGCCTTGCACGGTATTGATGGTAGCTGTTCAAACCAGACATTCTTTGGTGCGATAGATTTCTTCTGCACCAATGGTATGATTCGTGGTGAGCATGACATGGTGCGCCGTAAGAACTCTGCCAACTTCAGCATGGACAGGTTCATCCGTGACCTGCGTGAATCTACGCAGTCATTCTATGCACAGTCAGAACGCTTGCAAGGCTGGGCTAACAAGCCTCTGTTTGTAGGTGATGTCAAAGCTATGCTTGAATCGCTGCTCAAGTCTGACCGCACAGCAGACAAGATGCTTACCTTGTACAACCAAGAGGCATCAGTGCGGGGTCAGAATGTGTGGGCATTGTACTCTGCCTTTACCAACTACGCCAGCTATGCTGATGAGCGTAATGGGTTTGGGTTGCGTAACACTGGCAAGGATACCAACGCTGTGTCTATGTTCCAGCGTGAGAACAAGGTGTCTCAGTGGATTGAAAGCAAGCAGTTCAAGGAGTTGATTGCAGCATGAAGACAGTAAAACATCTTGTGGATAAGTACTACAATTCCAATGATTTCAAGATGTTACGAAGCAGAACTAAGAAGGACTATAAATACTTTCTTGGCATCATGCTAGATGATTTTGGCTCTGTGAATTTTTGTGAACTCACAAGTAAGCAAGCCAAACACGCATACGAAGGCTGGGTTGAGCGAGGCATTAGCCTTGCCAACCACGTCTGTACTGTGTCATCTATTCTGTTTCGTTACGCTATTGACATGGAGTATGCTACAGTCAATCCCTTTGCCAATGTCAGGCGCAAGACACCACCACAACGCAAGGTTGTGTGGACAGAGGATGATGTGCGTCAATTCCTTGACACTGCCTATGGCGAGTTTCAATGGCGCAGCATTGGTCTGATTGTACACATGGCATACGAATGGTGCCAGCGTCTAGGTGATATGCGTCTGCTGACGTGGGACAACATTGACTTGGAAGAACGCAAGCTATATCTTGAGCAGTCTAAGCGCAGGGCAGAGGTAACTTTGCCCATCGAAGATGACCTGCTTGAAATGCTGGTACAACAGGAGCAGGACTTCGGCTTTCAACAGTATGTTGTTCCCCGCACAACGCCCGTACAGGGCGAGTACCAGCCATACAGCATGGAACGTCTATCCAAAGCTGGAAGGGCTGTCATGCGTGAAGCTGGGCTGTCTGAGGAACTACGCCTGATGGACTTGCGGCGTACTGGCACAACACAAATGGTAGAGGCAGGTGTGCCTATGGGACAAATCATGTCGGTTACAGGACATAGTAATCCACAGTCGGTAAAACCGTACATGAAAAATACATATGCCAGTGCAAATAGTGCCTTGACAGCACGTAAGTCACATGGTAAAAGCACTTAACTGCCGCAACGAAAGTGAGTATATAATGAATAATATATATAACATTATAAGTGATATAGATGTACCCAATGGACAGACTAAACGTATGAACTGTCCTAATTGTGGTGGGTACAAGACCTTCACTATTACTAACAACATGGGTAGCCTTGTGTGGAATTGCTACAAGGCATCCTGTAATGTGAGTGGCGGGAACCGTGTGCATCTCACAGTGGATGACATACGGTCTGGCATAGGTAACGTAGCTGAGTTTGCTGATGAGACATTTGATATGCCATCTTACATCATACCCCACAGAAAGAAGCGTACTGTGCTTGCCTTCTGTTATAGGTACAGGCTAGACCCAGATGAGTTGGGTGTGATGTATGACGTGAAGGATGACAGAGTTGTATTTCCTGTAGTGCATGACGGTGTGACCGTTGATGCTACAGGCCGTGCCATTGGTAAGCGATTACCTAAATGGAAACGATATGGAAAAAGTGGCTTGCCATACACACATGGTTGTGGTAAAGTCGCAGTTGTTGTTGAGGACTGTGTGAGTGCAGCCGTGGTTGGTGGCAAATCCTTTGTCGGGGTTGCGATACTTGGTACATCTCTACAAGAGTCGCATAAAGGGTATCTTGCACAGTTCTCAACAGCCGTAATTGCATTAGACCCCGATGCACTACCCAAGACTTTGCAGATGGCAAAGGAACTACGTGGTCACGTAAACGATGTTCGTGTACTACGTTTGAACGATGATTTGAAATATCGTAACCCGACAGATATGGAGAACTTATATGGAATTATCAATCATTAGAAGCCTAATGGATAAGTCATTCTATGATGACCATCGTGGTAGCAAATGCCCACCACGTTTGTTCAGCAAGGATGCACGTAAGATTAAAGAGGCTATCGACACAGCTATGGATAGGTATGAGCGTACTGTCACACCCGATGAGGTTGAGGCATTGTTCATGGCTAACAATCCTACGCTGACTACAGCACAGAAGCAGGGCTATGTCTCTATGTTCTCTTCTATCAAGCGTGAGCAGCCAATGGGTAGTGACATAGCACAAGAGGTGCTGTCCAAACTATTCCAGCAGGTTGTTGGCGAAGACGTTGCTAACATAGGCTTCGACATGGTGAATGGTGACAGTGCCACACTTGAGAAGCTACGCAACTTGCTTGAGCGTTATGGTGATGACTTCATTCCCAACCTCAACATTGAGTGGGATGACATCAGCATTGAGACACTCATGGCTAAAGCTGAACTGGAAGCCAAGTGGTCTTTCAACGTACCAAGCGTAACACGTAAGGTAGAGGGCGTGTCAGGTGGGCAGTTGATTGAGGTAGGCGCACGGCCTAACACTGGTAAGACATCCTTCCACGCCAGCTTGATTGCTGCACCGGGTGGCTTTGCACATCAGGGTGCCAAGTGCATCATCTTGTGTAACGAGGAACCTACTCACCGTGTCGGTGCTAGATACTTGACTGCTGCAGCAGGTATGACTGCTCGTGAAGTGCGTGACAACATGGGCAAGGCCAAGTCACTGTACGAACCTGTAATGAATAACATCAGGATTAAAGATGCAGGTGGTCGTGACATGGCGTGGGTTGAATCAGTCTGCAAGGCTAACAACCCCGACATCCTTGTGCTTGACATGGGTGACAAGTTCGGCGTGGCAGGTAACTATGCCAGACCTGATGAGGCACTCAAGGCTTGCGCTATCTATGCACGGCAGATTGCCAAGACATACGACTGTGCTGTATTCTATATGTCACAGTTATCTGCAGAGGCAGAGGGCAGGTCACAGCTTAATCAGTCAATGATGGAAGGCTCACGTACAGGTAAGGCTGCTGAAGCTGACTTGATGATACTGATTGGCAAGTCACCTAGCGTGGAAGGCCAAGAGGAAGATAGCCCACTACGTCACATCAACATCGTGAAGAACAAGCTGAACGGCTGGCACGGTATGGTGAACGTAGAACTTAACTACCAGACTGCGAGGTATGAAGGATGAAGCTAACACTTGACGTAGAGAATACTGTCACCAAGCGTGATGGTAAGATGCACCTTGACCCCTTTGAACCAGAGAATACACTGGTGATGGTGGGTGTGCTTACTGACCAAGGGCAGGAAGACCTGATTACTTTTGACCACAGTGAGCGTGAGCATACATACCACGGACACAACCTGCTTCAGAAGTGGCTTGACCAAGCTACTGTACTCATCTGCCACAACGCAGCGCATGACTTGCTGTGGGTGTGGGAGTCAGGCTTCAAGTATGATGGGCCTGTGTTTGACACGATGCTTGCAGAGTATGTGCTACAGCGCGGTGTCAAGGAGCCGTTGTCACTTGAGGCTTGTGCAGAACGCTACGAGTTGGACACTAAGAAGCAGGACACACTGAAGGAATACTTCAAGCAAGGCTACAGCACTCGTGACATACCACACGATGAGTTGTCTGAGTATCTGTCTGCTGACCTTCATGCTACGCAGCAACTTGCTGACAAGCTGATGTATCGTTTGAATACACCAGCAGACAGTGGCTTGCGTGGTACAGTAGACCTGACCAATCAGGTAGCTGTGTGCCTAGCACGTATCTACCAGCGTGGTTTTGCTGTAGACTTGTCCAAGTTGGATGAGGTGCGTGAGGAGTTTGAGAATGAGAAGCGGCAACTGACCGATGACCTACAGGCTCATGTACGCAAGCTGATGGGTGACACACCTATCAATCTCAATAGTCCAGAGCAATTGTCTTGGGTTA